TTGCATATCCATCTCTGGATGCGTTATGTTGTAAGAACGCATTTAGTCCACCAAATACTGCACCACCCAAAACATTTGAAAAGTTAAATCTTGCCATTAAATCATCTTCCTAGAGTCTGCCCATACAGTTGCAGTAGACGCTTTCTTAAACCTTTGTACTGGTAACATAATCGCAGTTAAATTATCTTCTGGTTCTATTTTTAAACACATTGACCGTAAATACCCATACAAATACCTCTTAATCGTAGGTTTAGTTAATTTATTTCCTTCAACTGCACTAACACTTAATTCGTCTTGACCAGCCGCATCTAACAATCTTGCTCTCATTGCATATGGTAGGTAATGAAAGTTCAACCCATAGAACCCACCCTTTGCAGATTTCAAGTACATTATAAGTGGAAATGTATCATAATATGGTAATGTCTTTGCATACTTTGGTGCATAGATAAACATATTTAGGTGTTTTGGTGTAGGTTGTTTATTTAACTTTCCAGAACGCAAAAGTTCTGCCGTATTCGGAGTACCCAATTCCCTAATACGGTTACGATACCACTGAAATGGTTCGTTTCCAGTTTTAATCTGTTTTGATATTTTATCGAAATATGTTTCTTCTGCCATATCTATATTTATATCATCAATTCAACTTCTGTTAAGATGATAAACTCCATATTCCTATCTTTGCAATACTCTTTTGCGTATTTCCATTTTGCATCATTTATCGCCCAAGTGCGAACTTCATTAAGATATTTCTTAGTCTTTCGTTTAGGTTGTCTAGGGGGTTTGCATTGTGCTTTAGGTTTCACTTCAACTACCCATTTTTTACTACCAGTGGGGGTTTTCACCTTCACATAGAAATCTGGGAAGTATCGGTGTAGTTTACCATCTAACGGTGAACGGTAGGGAACGAAAAATTCTTCAGAACCCCATTCAATTATCTTCTCATTACGGTCACAATACACCATGAATTTTCTTTCCCACAAACTTCTATAAATAATATTAGAAGGGTCACCTTTATATTTTTTTGGATAAGTTGGTATGTATCTTCCACGATAAGCCATGATTATTCACCTAAATAGTATGTAATTAAGGATATTTATAAAGATGCTTAGAGGTTTCTTAAACGAGATAAAAAACACTGCAATTAATCGTGCAACAAATAAACTGAACAATATTGTTTCAGATGCATTAGGTGGTGGACGTACTGACGCTTTCAATGGTAGAAACAGAGGTGGTGTTGGTAGAAGTAATTATGAAAAGTTAAATCCATTTGAGGAAGTACACCTTGCATACCCAGAAGACTTAGGTAGTGTAGACCAAGGACACTATATCATATTTAATATCAACGAAACATCAAATGCAAAGGTTGCTTTTAGTCAAGGTGGTGGTGTTGCAAAATATAGTGGTGTTATTGGAGAAGGCCCAGGCGGTGTAAGGTCTACTGCTGATATCAATCAATCTAAAAACGAAACAAGAAGAAGTGGATATGGTAGTCCATTAGAGTCTACTGTAAGTGTTCCCAAAAAAGGAACAAGAAGACTCAAGAGTTCAATTGCATTGTATATGCCTGCAACTTTATCAGTTGGTCAAACTGCGACTTATAATGAAGCAGAGATGGGTGCAATGACAACTGGTGTTGCAAATGTTGCCGCTACTGCAATGTCTGGTGAAGGTATTGGTAAAACATTTCAATCTGCAAAAAACGAAGTGATGACACAAGGTGGTGATTTTATAGAAGGTTCAGTAAAAGCAGCCGCTGGTACATTTTCACAAGGTGCAAAAGAAGCGATGGAACTTGCCTCTGGTAAAGTGATGAATAATCGTCTAGAAACAATATTTGGTGGTATTGATAAAAGAACCTTTTCATATTCATTCAAGATGATGCCTAAATCAGAAAGAGAAGCAGATAACGTAGATACAATTGTAAAAATGTTTAGGTTTTATATGTCACCTAGTTTTGAGGGTGGACTACAATCTAGACATATGATTGTTCCTGCTACGTTTGATATTACTTACATGATGCATAATGGTAAAGTAAATGAATATTTGAATAGAGTATCAACTTGTGTACTAGTGTCTGCAAATGTAACATATGGTGGTGAAAGAGTTCAGTTTTTTAGACCAAATGCGAAAGGTGCTCCACCAGTAGAAACACAAATAGATTTACAATTCAAAGAGGTAGACCTTATTACCAGAGAACGATTAGCGTTAGGATTCTAACATGACATATTTTCAAATGTTTCCAAATGTATTATACAGTGCAAAGGGTGATGGTAAGTTTACCGTTATGAAAGACTTAATGTCTAGAGTTAAGTTGATTAATAATGTAAAAGAAAATATTTTAGGTTTTGATTACTATGATGTAAAAGATGGTGAAACTCCAGAGATGATTGCACACAAGTATTACGGTGATGTTAATTTACATTGGGTTGTTCTGATTGCAAATGATATTATTGATTATTATGATGACTGGCCTATGAGTACTCAAAGGTTTGAACAGTTTGTAAAAGAGAAATATGATAACCCACAAGGTATTCACCACTATGAAATAACCCAAACATCTGGAGATACTACAGTAACAGTTGACGTTGGAACTGAAGAGACTTTAGTTGAAGAAGATTATCCTACTGCAACTGCAATATCTAATTATCAGTATGAAGATAAACTACAAGAGAAGAAGAGACAAATCAGACTTATTACACCAGAATACATTGATGAATTTGTAAAAGAGTTTGAACGTAAGATGAATGAGGCTAAATAATGGTTGCAAAAAGCGAATTACAATTTGCAGGCGAATTCTTAATTGATGAGTGTACCATCATCTCCACTACAGGCAAACCTTTCGACATTAGAGATATTATTGAAGAAGTAAACATATATGAAAATATATACACCTCTTCTGTTTCTGGAAGTATTCTAGTTAAAGACACATCTAACATTGTTATGAATTTACCCATTGTGGGTCAAGAACGACTTACGTTGAAAATACTAACCCCACAAGAAAAACCAGAGCCTGAAACAACGATTGACTATACCATATCACCTTTGATGATTTATAAGGTAAACTTACAAGAATCCTCTGGTGAGGGTGCTCAAATTGTATCATTACAGTTTGGTTCTCTTGAAGGTCTTAGAAATAATACCACAAAAGTTTCACAGTCTTATAGTGGTCAACCATCAGAAATTGTAGAGAAAATTCTTAGAGATGAAAGTTATTTAAGAAGTAAAAAGGTATTCTATTACGAACCCACTGCAAATAATGTAAAGGTAGTATTTCCTAACATAAAACCTTTTAGGTGTATCAAACATTTGACTAAAATATCTAACTCACAGTCAAACAACTCATCACCATCTTATCTTTTTTATGAAACAACTAAGGGTTTTCATTTTAGAACATTTGATAGTATTTGTAGAGAAAATCCTAAATTTTTCTTCAAAGAAAATGTTGGGTCACAATTAAATAAAGAAGGTGTTATAGACGTAAGAGCGAACTTAGACACGATTGTTAATTTCTCAATAGTATCAGCAAAAGACACAGTAAAAAATATAGAAAGTGGTATGTTGAGTTCCAAGTTACTTACACATGATGTTTATAACAAAAGACTTGACTTGTATAAATATGATTACCTAAGTAACTTTGATAATGATATACATCCAGACAATGGGGAGGCTACTCCAATTATATCAGAAGCGATAGACCCAGACACAAATAAAAGTCTAACAGAAAATGAAGATGCAAAGATATTCGTGTCTTCTACTGCATCTGGGTACTCATTCTCAGAGGGTATTAATTACCCATATCAAAGTGACAACAAAAATCAAACATTACAAAGAAGAAATTCCAGAATACAACAATTTGACAAGGGGATGACACTTAACGTAGAAATCAACGGTCAAACATTCATTCAAGCAGGCGATAAAATTAATTTAGATATTGGTGCATCTAGTGGACGAACTGATGACCGACTTGACGATAATGTCAGTGGTGGTTATGTAGTCACTCACCTAAGACATACCTTTACACAATCTGGTCAACTTAAACATAAAATTATTATGAGGGTTGCAAAAGATTCTAAAAAGGGTAAGAAAATACCACATGAAGGTATACCATCTACATATTCTGACTCTAATAAATCTAGGTCAGTTAACATATCAGCAGGATATTCTGCTGGTGACGATTACATAGTAGGATAAGGAGAAAAACGTAACAACAACTTACATCATGTTCAACAACTAGTTAAAGAGGAAATGAAATGACAAGTAAAACTAAACTTAAAATGAGAAAATTCACTAACCTACAGAGACAAGACAGAAGGATTGAAACCATGAAACCAGAAGAAACTAAATACATAAAAGAGTTGTTACAAAGGATTAATAATGAAAACATTTCAACAGTTACTAGAGGGAGTTTACGACCCAAATATATTTAATGCAATCTTTTTAGCTGGTGGGCCAGGCAGTGGTAAATCTTACGTTGTGAAGAAAACCACTGGTGGTCTTGGAATGAAGATTGTTAACTCTGACGATATCTATGAGAAAGACCTAGAAAAAGCTGGTCTGGATATTGGTAAACCAGAAGATATATTTTCAGATGAAGGTCAAGCGATTCGTGCAAGAGCGAAACAAAAAACCAAGGCAAGACAGTCTGGTTGGGTTGATGGTAGACTAGGTATTATCATTGACGGCACTGGTAAAGATGTTTCAAAGATTTCTAGACAAAAAGGATTACTAGACCAACTTGGTTATGAGACTATCATGATATTTGCAAACACTTCACTGGAAGTTGCACAGATACGAAATAAACAAAGACCAAGAACTCTACCAGAGAAATCTGTAGAACAAATGTGGAATGGTGTACAAAAGAATATTGGTGCATTTCAATCACTGTTTGGTTCTAAGAATTTTATTATTGTAGATAATAATGACGCTGGTGAAGATGTATTCCAGAAAGTATATAAACGTATTCGTGGATTAGTAGTGAAGAAACCTACTAAAAGACAAGCGAGACAGTGGATTGCAAATGAACTCAAAAAGAAAGATAGAAGATGAGACTAACATTACTACTAATACCATTCGTACTAATAGGATGTTCTTATTTCCCAGAACCATTAAATAACCCATCTGTATCTCAATTCGGTAAGAAGTGTAATGGAGATACATGGA